GGTTTCAGTCTGGGCCTATACAACGTCTTATGCCAGGTGGGGCAATTATTGTCGTGATGACCCGTTGGTCTAAGCTAGACTTGACTGGTGAGATTGTTAACCAGATGGTCAAGCAAGAAGGTGTAGATGAGTGGGAGGTTGTAGAGTTCCCAGCTATCATCGAAGATTCAGTCACTAAAGAAGAAAAACCGCTCTGGCCTGAGTTTTGGCCAATTGAGGAGTTGAAAGCCAAACGAGCTGCACTAGATGTGCGATACTGGAATGCACAGTATTTGCAAAACCCTACATCCGAAGAGGGTGCACTGATTAAACGAGAGTGGTGGCAGGTATGGGAAAAAGAACGTCCACCAGAGTGTGAGTTTACCATAATGAGTCTGGATGCGGCTCAAGAGAAAAATACACGTGCCGATTATAACGCGCTTACAGTTTGGGGTGTGTTTTTTAACGAAGAGACTGATAATTACAATATAATACTGCTAAACAGTATTAAAGAACGTTTGGAGTTTCCAGAACTTAAAGACTTGTGTATACGAGAATACAAAGAGTGGGAACCAGATGCGTTTATAGTTGAAAAGAAATCTAACGGTGCTGCACTGTACCAAGAGTTTAGACGGATGGGTATTCCTGTTGGTGAGTTTACGCCTGGCAAGGGGCAAGATAAAATTGCTAGAGTTAACGCCGTATCAGATTTGTTTAGAAGCGGTATTGTGTGGGCTCCAGATAGACGTTGGGCTAAAGAAGTTATAGAAGAGTGTAACGACTTTCCTTCAGGCGCTAACGATGACTTGGTTGACTCTACAACAATGGCCTTGATGAGATTTCGTCAAGGTGGGTTTATTAGGCTACCAATTGACGAACCAGATGACGAGTTGTTATATAAATATTCAAAGAAAAAAGCATATTATTAAAGGATAAGACATGGCAATTGACAAAGCGTTAAATCAAGCCCCACTAGGACTTGACCCTAGTATGATGGAAGAAGACCCGAATAACTTACCAATCGAGATTGAGATTGAAGACCCAGAGGCAGTGCATATTGGCATTGGGGACATGGAGATTGATATTGAGCCTGAAGTAGACGAGGATGACTTTAATAAGAACTTAGCTGAGGACATGGATGAACGTGACTTGGCTACACTTGCATCTGAACTTACTTCGGACTACGAGGACGACTTAGCTTCTCGCAAGGATTGGATTCAGACATACGTAGACGGCTTAGAGTTGCTAGGTCTAAAAATTGAAGAACGTAGTGAACCGTGGGAAGGCGCGTGTGGTGTATATCACCCGTTACTAAGTGAAGCGTTAGTTAAGTTCCAAGCTGAGACGATGATGTCAATGTTCCCTGCAGCGGGCCCAGTCAAGACACAGATTATTGGTAAAGAGACTACAGAGAAAAAAGAAGCAGCTCTCCGTGTCCAAGAAGACATGAACTACCAACTTACAGATGTGATGCAAGAATACCGCCCTGAACATGAACGTATGTTGTGGGGTCTTGGTTTGTCTGGTAACGCATTCAAGAAAGTATATTTTGACCCACATAAAGACCGTCAAGTCTCATTGTTTGTTCCAGCTGAAGACATGGTTGTACCGTACGGCGCAGAGAGTCTACAAGATGCAGAACGTGTTACTCACACAATGCGGAAAACAGAGAACGAACTTTTGCGTTTGCAAGCAGCGGGTTTTTACCGTGATGTAGACTTAGGTGCACCTGTTGAGGTTCTTGATGAAGTAGAGAAGAAGATTGCTGAGAAGTTAGGGTTCCGCGCGACTAGTGACTCTCGCTTTAAAGTACTTGAGATGCACGTTGACTACAACTTGCCAGGGTATGAACACAAAGATGAGAAGGGTAAAGAGACAGGTATTGCTCTACCATACGTTATTACAATCGAGAAGGGCACTAATACTGTTCTAGCAATCCGCCGCAACTGGGAGCCAGATGATGAAAACTACCAAAAACGTCAACACTTTGTCCATTACGGATATGTTCCTGGGTTCGGGTTTTATTATTTTGGCCTTATTCATCTTGTCGGCGCTTTTGCTAAGTCTGGCACTAGCCTCATCCGTCAGCTTGTTGATGCTGGTACCTTGGCTAATCTTCCAGGTGGTTTTAAAACCCGTGGTCTACGTGTTAAAGGTGATGACACTCCGATAGCTCCAGGTGAGTTCCGTGATGTAGATGTACCAAGCGGTACTATGCGTGACAACATTATGCCTCTACCATACAAAGAGCCATCACAAGTCTTGATGAGCTTACTAGGAAGTATCGTAGAAGAAGGTCGTCGCTTCGCTAATACAGCAGATTTACAAATTAGCGACATGTCAGCTAACGCTCCAGTCGGTACAACACTAGCAATTTTAGAACGTACTTTAAAGGTTATGTCTGCCGTACAAGCTCGTGTACACTATTCTATGAAGCAAGAGTTAGGTCTCCTTAAAAAGATTATTGCATCATACACTCCAGAAGAATATAGCTACGACCCAGAAGAAGGTGACCGCCGTGCTAAGAAGTCAGACTATGACAACGTAGAAGTAATTCCAGTATCTGACCCTAACGCCTCTACAATGGCGCAAAAGATTGTTCAGTATCAAGCGGTTATGCAGTTGGCACAACAAACGCCACAAATCTATAACATGCCATTACTACATCGCCAGATGCTAGAAGTATTAGGTATTAAAAACGCGGCGAAGCTTATCCCTATGGATGAAGACCAGAAGCCGACTGACCCAGTATCAGAGAATCAACACATCCTGATGATGAAGCCTGTCAAAGCGTTTGAGTATCAAGACCACCAAGCTCACATCACAGTGCACATGGCAGCTATGCAAGACCCTAAGATTCAGCAATTACTACAGGGTAATCCGATGGCTCAACAACTTCAACAGGCTATGATGGCACATATTAATGAGCATTTAGGCTTTGCATATCGTGTTCAGATTGAGCAACAGTTGGGTATGGCGTTACCTACAACTAAGGATGAGTCAGGTGATGAAGTTGGTTTAAACCCACAAGTTGAGGCTCAACTAGCTCCAATGTTAGCGCAAGCCGCACAACAGTTACTACAACAGAACCAACAACAAGCAGCGCAACAAGCAGCACAACAACAAATGCAAGACCCTATCATCCAAATGCAACAACAAGAGTTGCAACTTAAAGCTCAAGATTTACAACGCAAGACTCAGAAAGACCAAGTTGATGCCGCATTAAAAGAGCAACAACTTAAGAATGATATGTTAAAAACAGCCGCTCAGATGAGTGCTACTAAACAACAAAACACTATGAATTTAGGTGTAGACGTGATGAAGCATCTGTCAGATAAAAATACACATAAACAAGACCAGTCGCAACAAATGCTACAAGCAGTAATGTCAGCAAGGCAACAAATGAACAAACCGACAAAAGGGAATAAATAATGAGCGAACTAGAGTATCTTCTAAAGGAATACAGAGACCGTATGAATATGCTATCAGAAGCGTTGATACGCGGTAATTGTCCAACAATAGAAGAATATCGGTATATATGTGGTCAGTTACGAGGTCTTGAAGCCGCATGTTTAATAATTACAGACCTCAAACAAAAACAGGAAGAAAACTTTGATGACTAACATAAATTTAGCACAAGCACTAGATTTATCTAAATTGGCTGAACAAGCTAAGAAAGACGCGCAAGAAGAAGCAGAGGTACGAGCAATCGTAGGTGATGCAACTAATGTAGAAAAAGCGGCACAGTTACCCAAACCGTCAGGGTACCATATTCTTTGTGCAATTCCCGAAAAGGAAAAAGAGTATGACAGTGGGATATTTAAAGCTGATGAAACAATTAGGATGGAAGAAACCATGACTACAGTGTTATTTGTAGTTGCGTTAGGCCCTGATTGCTACAAGGATGAAAAACGTTTCCCTAGTGGTCCTTGGTGTAAAGAAGGTGATTTTGTTTTAGTTCGTCCACACTCTGGTAGCCGTCTGGTTATTCATGGTCGTGAGTTCCGTTTAATTAATGATGACACTGTCGAGGCTACTGTTGATGAGCCACGCGGTATTATTCGCAAATAAGGAGTACAAGATGCCTGAATTTGAAAAAGATGAATTTAAATTCCCCGATGAAGTAGAGAATAAATTAGAAATAGAAGCTGATGAGGGGTTTGAAATTGAAGTAGAAGATGACACACCTGAAGAGGACCGTGGTCGTCAACCTATGCCTAAAGAGCTCGTCGAGGAGTTAGATAAAGACGAGCTAGAACAATATGATGAGAAGACTAAACAACGCCTTAAACAGATGCGTAAAGTCTATCATGACGAACGTCGTGAAAAAGAAGCCGCTGTACGTGAGCAACGTGAGGCAATCAATTTAGCCCAACGTCTGTTAGAAGAAAATAAACGCATTAAAAATGTGCTTACTACTGGTGAAAAAGAGTATGTGCAATCTATGCAACAAGCTGCCACATATGAACTAGAATTAGCTAAGAAATCATACAAAGAAGCGTATGATGAAGGTGATACTGATAAGGTTATTGAAGCACAGGAAGCAATGCAAAATGCTAACATTAAACTCAATCAGATAAAAAACTTTAAGCTACCCCCTTTACAAGACGAAGAAAAGGGTGTACAAAATCAATATACAGAGCAAAATCAGCCGACCGCTGCTCGCCACCAAGACCCAAAACTCGAAAAGTGGCTAGACAACAACGAGTGGTATGGTACTAATAAGGTAATGACCGCTGCAGCTTTAGCTGTTCATGAAGACCTTGTAGAATCAGGATATAAGGCTGGCTCTGATGCTTATTACTCCGCATTGGACAAAACAGTACGGGAAACGTTTAGTGGGTATTTTGGTGACCAAGATTCTACTAAGGAAAAAGTTGATAATACTCCTACAAAACCGAGTACTGTTGTAGCGCCAGCTTCACGTAGCACAGCGTCAAACAAAATCAAACTTAAAATGAGTCAGGTAAACCTAGCTAAAAAATTAGGTGTAACACCTGAACAATATGTCCTTGAGATGAGAAAATTGGAGAACAAATAATGACTAATACCAAAAACATGCCACGTGAATTAGAAACTCGTGCAGTAACTGAACGTCCAAAACAGTGGCAACAACCAGAGTTATTGCCAGAACCCGATAAACAAGAAGGTTATGCTTATCGCTGGATTCGCGTTTCAACATTAAACAATGCTGACCCTCGTAACTTATCTGCCAAACTCAGAGAAGGTTGGGAAGCAGTAAAGAGTGAGGAACAACCACAACTAGCAATGTTAGCTGACCCTCAAAGTAGGTTTAAAGATAACATCGAAGTTGGTGGACTATTACTATGTAAGACTCCAAAAGAATTTGTAGAACAACGGAATGCACATTTCGACAATCTATCAAAATCTCAAACCGAGTCTGTAGATAATAACATTATGCGTCAAAGCGATGCCCGTATGCCTATGTTCTCTGAGCGTAAGTCTACAACATCATTTGGCAAAGGTAATTAATTTAATTAAGGAGTATTTTATGGCTTATCCTAGTATTTCAGGCCCTTATGGCTTTAAGCCCGTAAATCTTATTGGTGGTCAAGTTTATGCTGGCTCAACACGTGAGTATGCAATTCAGTATAACTATGCAACAGCAATTTTTTACGGCGATTTTGTAACAATAACCAACGGTACAGTTACTCGTGCTGCTATTACAAACAGCACAACAGGTAAACAAACTATTGGTGTATTTTTGGGTTGCTACTACACTAGCCCAACAACTAAACAACGTTTGTTTTCACAATACTATCCAGCTAACGTAGCAGCTGGCGACATTACAGCTATTGTTGCTGATGACCCTGATTTAGTTATTAAAGCTGTTATGGTCAATTCAAGTGGCTCTACAGTTGTTGCGTCAGCTTCAACAGCTATTGTTGGTTTAAACGTAGCAGGTTCTAACTTAGCAGGAAGTACCACTTCTGGTAATTCAGCAAACGGTTTAGTAGCCCCTACAGCAACACCATCAACAGGCTTACCATTCCGTATTTTAAGTTTGGTTCCTGATACCGCTACTGAAGTTGCAGCTGTTGGTTCATCATCATCTACAACTATTACGTTAACTGGTGCTGGCTTGCCTTCAGCTATCCCACAAGGTGCTGACGTAGCTTACCTTGATTCAAATGGTCAGTTGATTCAAACTGGCGCATTTGTTGCTAACTCAACGGGTTACGCTGCTGGCACAACATCTATTACAATTGACAAAGCCGTTGCGGTTCCTGGTTCTATTACAGCAATCCCAGCAAGCTCAACAATTGTGTTTACATCATACCCAGAAGTGCTTGTGAAGATTAATTTCGGTATTCACAACTACTACGCTGCATAATCTAAGGAGATATATAAATGGCTATTTCACGCGCACAACTATTGAAAGAGCTACTCCCAGGCTTGAACGCATTGTTCGGTTTAGAGTATGCTCGTTATGGTGAAGAACACACTGAAATCTACGATACAGAGACTTCAGAACGTTCATTCGAAGAAGAAACAAAATTGTCTGGCTTTTCAGCTGCACCTGTTAAAAACGAAGGTTCTGCCATCGCTTATGACAATGCACAAGAAGCATGGACTGCTCGATACAACCACGAAACTATTGCTTATGGCTTCAGCTTAACTGAAGAAGCTATTGAAGATAACTTGTATGACTCATTGTCTGCTCGTTATACTAAAGCATTGGCTCGTGCTATGGCTTACACTAAACAAGTTAAAGCTGCTGCAGTATTGAACAATGGTTTCAACAGCGCTTTCCCAGGTGGCGACGGCGTATCATTGTTTGCTACAAACCACACTCTTGTTAGTGGTGGCACAAATAGTAACCGTCCTGCAGTTGCAGCTGACTTGAACGAAACTTCATTGGAAAATGCAGTAATTCAAATCGCAGCTTGGACTGATGAACGTGACCTATTGATTGCAGCTAAACCTAAGAAACTTATCGTTCCACCAGCATTGCAATTCGTTGCAACACGTTTGTTGGAAACTAAGCTTCGCGTAGGTACAACTGATAACGACATCAACGCTCTAGAAAACAACGGTTCTATTCCAGAAGGTTACACAATTAACCACTTCTTGACAGACAACAACGCTTGGTTCTTGACTACTGATGTTCCTAACGGTATGAAACACTTTGTTCGTACACCATTGCAAAATTCTATGGATGGTGACTTCGACACAGGTAACGTACGTTACAAAGCTCGTGAACGTTACAGCTTTGGTTTCTCAGACCCACTAGGTATGTACGGTTCTCCAGGCGCTTAATTTGGCTTGGTAGTGAAAAGGGGCTTCGGCCCCTTTTTTAATGATTTTACGTATGGATTAGTTTATTTTTAGGCGTATAAATACACTCATGGTGTACATCCAGTACACTTTTTAAACTAGGAGAATTATTATGTGGACAAAACCAGCAGCTACAGAAATGCGTTTCGGCTTTGAAGTAACAATGTACGTAATGAACAAATAAGTTATAATACTTGCAATACGCACGACGCCTCTGCATAAATGTACGCGTCGTCTATCATACCCCACACGCCTATCGAAGAAGCGCAACCTTGTGGGGTTTTTTATTCATATACTTGCATATTTCTACAGTATGTGTATGATTCAATTATCTGGGATTTATTATTCTTACCAACTGCCCCAGCAGACGATGCAAAGATGGTAAGAAGAACTTTTGCATAAAGGAATTTATAATGGCTATCGCTACTCATTTAGGCCCATGGTTATTGGGCACAGTTAAGAATACCACAGGTACAACTGCTGGTACAGTTAGAAATACAGGTGCTACAATCGTAGCTCAAACAGGCACTATTGGCGCTGCAGGCACAACTACAATCGGTTATCTTCCAGCTGGCGCGTTAATTACAAGCGTTCAACTAATTACTACTACACTATTCGATGCTGGCACTGTGACAATTAGAGTAGCAGGTACAGCTATTACTTCGGCGTTCACATTGCCTACATCTAACTACGGCCCAACAGCTATTACCGCTGCTACTACAACTGGCGCAGCTGCTTTATATAATAACGTTGGTACTACTGACGTAGCCGTTACTGCTGTTGTAGCCACTGCTGCTTCTGGTGCAGGTACTGTAGTTATTGGCTACATTGTTCGCAACTCTGACGGTACATTCCAACCAACAGCGTTTACAGCTTAATTAATCTGAACGGGGCTACGGCCCCTTCTTAAAACTAAGGAGATTAATTATGCGTCAGCAAATCGCAACAAAGACAGGCACGGGTTCAAGTAACGTAATTGCCACAGATACATACATTAGCCCATTTAACGTGGGCTTTGGGGTTTTTGTTACAGGCACGGCAAACATTACGATACAGCACACTTTTGATAACCCTCAAACAGTAGCAAGTCCAACATGGTACAACCACCCAACAGTAGCATCAATTGCTTTAACAGATGCTGGACAAGACGGTAACTATGCGTTCCCAGTAGCAGCCATTAAAATATTAGTTAATTCAGGCTCAGGTACGGCTAGAATGACGCTCATCCAAGCAGGTATCGCCTAACTATGCCATACTCAGTCGGTAACTCAGAAGTAGCAAACTACGCTAATACCTCATCAGGTAAGGTGACTAATGTTGCTGCCGATAACGGAGTAGGTGGTTCGGGTGAGACTGTCAATGTAGTTGATAGAGTAGCTTTATCTTTTACTGTTGCCACAAACATTCAGTTCTTAACAATTGATGTCACCTTACTCTCAGGCTACATAGCGGGCAAGTCAGATATAACGGTTACTGTAAACCCAAACGTTTATGTGTATGGAACCCCCACACTGCGAAACGGTTTTAATAATCCTATAGGCTTTCCTAGTCTTGATGCTTCTTTACAAATTATAGGGGGCGCTCCAGGGGATACAATCAAGCTAGTAAACAACGGCAACATTGTGGGTTTTGGAGGGGATGGCGGTGGAGTATATGAGTTTGTACCCGGATGTTCTTGCTGTTTTACTGCAAGTGCATCTAACCCAAGTCCAGGAAACGCAGCATTATCATTGATTACTCCAGGAATTTCAGTAACTATTGAGAACAATGGATAC